CGTCAACGAAGTTGCTAATCTTGTTATCTCTATCTATATGATCCATAACTTATTTATTTCTAACGAAGATACAAAATTTTTTTTTAGATATGCGGAGTCGTGAGGTTATATACTATCTCACAACACACAGCCGTCGCCCCGAAATCGATTTTTTTTCGCCCGAGTTTGCGAGTTGTCGAGTCGGTTGTTGATTTTTTGCCGTTTTGCTAGCGTTGGCAACGGTCAGCTGCGGGTTGACCCTCGCCCAGACCGCATGAACACTACGTTTCACGAGTTTTAAGGGAAGGCAAGCGTCCCGCTAACCTCCGCTCCACTGCTCCATGATCCAAAACAAAACATAGTAAAGATAAACTCGTAACAAAAAGACTATTAATCGATTGCGAGGTACACGCTCACCTCCACCAATGACAACTCCCAATCAAAACGAATTATACTTATATTATAGTTATATCAGATAAATTGCCTATATTTGTAGGGAACACAAAAACTATATAACATGAAAACAACACAACTAACTGACAATCAAAAGATTAACGTTTGGAAAAGGTTAATCTCTAACATGACTACAGAAGAAATCGAGAGAAGAAGTCTTCTTGTAAGTATGTCTCCATCAACGGAAGACAACATATTATTTCAACAATTATTAACTAACGAATATAACAACAGAAAAAATCAATAACATTATGAAACTGACAATACAAGAAAAAATCTTTATGCAACTAGTAGGCAAAAAGTCCTTCACTAGGGCAGAACTTGACAAAGCAATTTGGATTGCTCAAGGATATGATCCAAAATTATTTACTCGTAGAAATGGGTATTATGGAATAAATTTATCTAATTGGATTTCTAGCAAGCTAGTTAAAAGAATCAAAAGAGGAGTCTTTAAAATTACCTTTAGAGGTGAACTTTACTTAACCGATAGAGCTAGATGTAATAATATAATTAGAAGAGAGCGTGATGCAAGAAGAAGGAGAAGAGATGCCGAAATTAAAGATCATTTTGAAGGAGTAAATGACTTTAAAAATTTGATAGGCAAAACAATCAAATCTATAAGGAGATTATCCCCTATTGAATTAGATAATTTAGGATGGTCAAAAAATCCATTAGTATTAGAACTAGACAATGGAACGTGTTTGATACCACAAACAGATGATGAAGGAAACGATGGTGGTGCAGTTTTACACGTTAATTTCCGTAGAGGAGGAGTAAGCAAAACAATTTATACAACTTAAAATTAGAGATATGACAATTAGAGAAATTTGCGAATACTATGGTCAACAATACGACAACGTGAAACACATGCATAATTATTTGTCTGTGTTACGTGAGAGATACCAAACCGAGAAAAAAGAATTGGGAGTTCTTGTAGTGAGACACATGGCACCCAAAGATAAGTTAGATCATGTTAGAGATTTACTAAAAGAGTTAATTGATATTGGAGAAGACTATGGAAGTTTTCAGTCAGCACAAATAACTCATAAGAATCTCAAGAAGGCATATAAACTTTTAGAAGGATTGAGTTAAGGCAATCTGAAGAGGATTAAATATCCGAAACTGCATCTTATGGTGCAGTCATTGTCAAATTTAAAAATAAACAACATGTTAAACTCAAAATTTTCAGTTCATTGTGACACCGATTTTCATTTTGTCGCAATCAACTTAAGTTCCGACTTTGGACTTACAATACATCAATTTAATGTAATAAATAAAGATACGTCTAAAGGAGGTAAACAATGGAGTCTTGATATAGGATCTAAAATCCAAGAATTCAAACTCATTGCACGAACACTAAAAACTACACCTAAAAAATTAAGAAAAAGGTTGGTAGATGAATTTATAGATAAACTTAAATTAGAAAAAAATGGATAATAAAGTCACATACACAATAGAATACAAAACTTTAAATAGAAAGTATAAAACAACTACTAAAACTTTCGAAAACGAAACTCATTATGAGAATTGGTGTAGAAAGATGCGAAATTGCGGCCATAAAATTATTGGAACACATCGTGATCCAAAAAACTTAAAAAGGATCGAATGGCTTGTTGAAGATGTATATTTTCAACTAAAATGCTTCCGTTCTGGAACGACAACAAAAGAAGAATTCTTACAAGCTATGGACGAGATTTTACATGGACAAGTAGAAGAACCTCCGATTGAAGATGCTCCGATTTTTAAAGAAAACATAATACAAAAATAAGATGAA